TCAGGCCGCGTTGTCGTTCGGCCCCCAATTCACTTGTGTCAGTGCCGCGTTGACCTCGGCGTCGGAAAGCCCGGCTTCCTTGGCTCGTGCCATGGCATCGAGGATGGCCGACAGCGCACGGGACCGCCCGCCCACGTCGAAGGCTTGGACCGGGCGCAGGGTGTCGATCTGCACGGGCACCCCCAACTTCTCTGTGGCTTCCTCCGCCAGCAGCATGGCCAGCGGTTGCAACGTCCACTGGCACAGGTGGCGCTGGGCCTCACGCACCAGCGGCCCTTGTGCCGAATCAGCAAACAGGGCGGGCAGCACGCCATAGGCGCTTAGCACCCCCGCCCGCGCCGCTTGCAGCGACTCGCCGGGCCGCACGCCGCTGATGTCGGGCGTCATGCTGGCGGGCCTCCAGTCCTGGGCCGGGGCAGGGCCGCCCGCCGCCGAAACATGGACGGACTCGCGCATCAGCACGCGGCCACGACGCCCGCGGAAGTCACGCGACAGGCTGGCCAAGTCGTCCTCGTGCGTTTCGGGGAACGGCACGATCTGGCTACCGATGGGAGCCTCGCGGTAAACTTCAGACAGCGCAGTCTCCACCGCCTGCAACAGCCCTGCCGACAAGCTGGCCCTGTGCAAAGGGGAGGTGCCAGCCCAGGGGGCAGCGGGCGAACTGCCGACTGCGACGTGCAGCACCTCGGCGGCCAGCAGGGTTTCGGACCTCCCGCCGCCGACTTCTGAGATACTGACGCGGTAGGCGCGCGGCCTGCCGTCGCGGGTGGACAAGTCCCAGTCTGTGGCGGGCAGCAGCCGGTCATCGCGGATGACGAACACCGACTCGCCGCGCAAGGCGATAGAACGGGCGAACATGGCAAGGTTGCGGCGGGTCATTAGTCGGGTGCCGTCAATGTCCGCCAGTGCAAAAGCCCCTTCCCACAGGGAGACGCAGCTTTGCACGGTAGAGGTCAGTTCGCCGACCCCGGAGGTTCCCGACAGCCATTCATGGCGGGCCGCGATAAGGTCGGCGGTGTAGCCCATGGCGACGGCCCGCTTTTCGACCTCGGGTTCCTTGCGTTTGAATAGTCCGAACATCAGCGGGGCCTCCGGTAAGGGCGCAGGAGATCGGCCGCGCCAGACAGTTGCAGCGCCTGCGCCATGGCGCGGCGATCGCGGTTAAAGCTGACGGTGATATCACCTGTGGTTAGGGACCGATGGCCCTTCCGGGTTGCGCTTTCCGCCGTGTATTCCGTCAACAACGTGGCGGCTTGGATAACGTCTGCGGGCGGGTCATCGTAGGTGCCCACCGTTGCGGTGATGCGTGTCAACGACACGTCCCGCACCTCGTCGGCAACGAGCCGCTCCGTCCACACGCCGCCGTCCCATTCCTCAACCTTGGTGATAACGGCAGGGGTCAGCGGCGGGCGGAACAGGCCAGACCCCGATACCACCCATGTCACGGTTCGGGGTGTCCAGCGGTGGCTGCAATACGCCTCGATACGCTGCCATACCCATTCGGGAATGCCGATCACGTCCGGGTAGTCATTAGGGCGGGACTCGATGGTTTCCATGATTTCGGGACGCATCACGCCCTCCAACGGTTGAGGGTGCGGCCAAGGCCCGCAGTGGAAGTCTCCGGCAGAAGCACCCCGCCCCCTGTGGGTTGCCAGTTCCGCGCCTCGATCTGTGTTTCGGGATAGGCCGGGCGGGTCACGAGGCTGATTTCGTAAAGCAGCGCCGCATAGATCGTGCGGATCAGCGCAATACCCAGCGCGGGGTCTTCTTCCTCGACCTTTTCGGCGTTGGGCACAGCCCGCTCCGGCGGGATGCGGAAGCCAGGCGACAGGCCCACGATCAGCCCGGCAGACATGGCCGCCATGGCATCGCGCACCCAAGTCACTTCCTGCATCTCGGGCGAAATGGTCGCCTCAAAGGTCAAGGCCTCGTCGCTGTCGCGTATATCGAGCGTCCCTGCCGACTTACTGGCCAACGGCTGGCCAAAGTCGTGACCCACAAGCAGGTGGATTTCCTCTTTCGGATCCTTCACCCGGTATTCAAAGGCGCGGGACGCAAGCACTTCCTTGCGGGGGCGCCCGGTGCGGCCACCGTCCGAGAGGACGGCAGCCGTGTTGTATGGGAAGCGGCCATGAAGCGCCAACGCGCCCGACGCCCGCTTGCGGAGTTCAAGCCCGCCGCTATGACCGCCCCAAAGCATCAGGGTGCCCCGATGCCGGTGAGGATGCGGGTCTGCATCCCACGCGGGGCGGTAAAGTCTGCCGTCACAAGGCCGGTCAGCACCAACTGCCCCGACTGTGCCTTGGTGTAGGGGTCGCGGATCAGGTCCACGCCGCCGTAGATGCCAAGGTAGCCCGGCGCGATGCCCTGCACGGTTGCCGTCATGATGGCGGTTTCCAGCGGGATCGTGTTGCTGATAGCGGGGCTGCCGACTTGCTTGGTCAGCCGGTCCCATTCGCTCGTTGCAGTGCCACCGACTAGGGCGTCATCCAGTTCGGCCCAGATGGTCGGGGCAAAGCCCAGGTTGATCTGGCTGGCCGAGGTGATTGCGTTGGCCTGCATGAAGGCAACAATCTGCGCCCGGAAGGCCGCCCACGATGCGGTATCGCCCACAGAAGTGGAGGCGATGCCGTAGGCCGCAGCGCCGGGGATGATGCCCAGCGGCTGGCCTGCCGCCCCGCTGCCGTTGATGACCACACGGTCCAGTTCCGCGCCGATCACCGCGTTCATATCGCGCCGGATGGCCTGTTCCAGCCCGTCCCCCGCCTGCTTCAGCGCCTTGCGGCTGATGACCATCTGTGCGCCCCCCGTGTGGTCGGGGGTCAAGCTGCGCTCCGTGGTCTTGAACGGTGATGCTGCGCCCACGTTCGCCAGTTCGTTCGTCTGCCAGCCGAACACCGCGCCCGCCGTTGCCACAGGGAAGGCAAGTTCGCCCTGCGCGATGTTGATGCGCTGGATGCCCAGCCGCTCGGCCACACTGCCGGGGAAGATGCGGTCGATGATGGGGCGGATGACCTTGGGGTTGATCTGGTCAGCCGCGACGGTTTCCCCGGCGCGGGTTTCCAGCGCAGCCAGCGGCACCGGGATGCCCTGATAGCCGCCCTTGCTGCGCAGTTCCTCCACCACCTCGGCAGTCGCGCCCGACAGCGCCCGGCCCTCGTCCAGCGACAAGGCAACCTGGCGCAGTTCAAAGCGGCTGGTCAGTTCGGCAAACTCGCGGTCGGAGCGGGTTTCCAGATCGGCCCCGGCCTCGCGCCGTTCCTGATCCTCGGCGACCAGCGCCGCGCGATACCGGGTTTCGTTGGTGCGGTATTCCCCGTCCAGCGTTTCCATGGAGCGGGTTTCGTCTTCGGTAGGCTTGTCCTTGCCGACAAGCCCGGCAAGTTGCTGGCGAATTTCGCTTTGCCGCCGTGCGATCTTCACTGAATCAAGCATTTCGGTCTCCTGTATGCTTGCCTCGTTTCGCCGCTGGCATCATTGCTGCGACGGCCTCACCCCACGCCTCGCGCCTGGGGTTCCTTTCGCCCATGCCGACCTCGATCCGCGTCTTGCGCGAATGACAGGAGGGGCACAGGGTTTGCAGGTTGGTCAGGTCGTAGGACAGTTCCGGGTGCGTCCTGACGGGTTTGATATGATCCACCTCTAGCCGCCCGCGTGCGCTGCATTGCACGCACTTCCAGCCGTCCCGGCGCTTGGCTTGCAGCCGCACGCCCTTCCAGCGGGCCGACCGGATGACAGCGGCGGAATGGCGTTCCCACTTCATAGCCATCTTGCCGTCCTCGCGTTCTTGGTCGGGCGGCCCATGCGCCGCGCTCCCTCGGCAACGGCCAGCACGGTTGCGGAAACAGCGTCGATGCGTCCCGTGCTGCGGGCCTTGGCAAGTTTCAGGTTGTTGGCCGGGTCGCGCAGAACCACGGCATCGGCGAAGGCCGAGCGTAGGAGCAGCGAGGGGCGGGATTTGACCTTGCCGTCATAGGCAGCACGCTGGAAGCGTTCGCAGTCCTCACCCCCGTCGCGGAACCCTTGTCCACGCCACACCACAGGGGTGCGCACGCCAGCGCGGTCCATCGCCTCGGCCAGTTCGCTTTGCTTGTAGCGGTCAGCGGTGATGGCAGCGACGTTTTCGCCCTCCACCTGCTTCATCAGTTCGGACAGCCACAGGGCGACGGGCACAGTCTTGTCGCCCAGCGTATTCAACTCGCCCCGGTTCTCCATTTCGACGTAGCGCCCACTGACGCCATCCGCCGCCCCGCGCTCCGCAAGCGTCGGGCTGCTGGGGAAGGTGCCGAGGGTTTCAAGCCGCCCTGTGGCAGGCCAGTAAAAGGCCACCGCCGACATGGAGGCCGAGCCGCCGAGGTCGATGCCGATGATGCACTCACCCTCACGCGGCGGCAGATCGGTGGTTTCGCAATGCTGCCATTCGTCAACCGTCAGTAATACGTCGCGCGCCTCGCCGGAAACACGTTCATTCCGGTTGTAGAGGCGGAAGCTGGTCAGCGTGGACCCGCCCTGCGCCGCAGCGCGCCGGGCTTGCCCTTGCAGCCATTCGAGGCTGGAACCGATACCGGCCTCCGCGCCTGGGTTGGCGATGCGCAGGCTTTCCAGATCATCCACAGGAAGGCCGGGCGGTGGGCGGTGCTCTTGAATATAGACGCCGGGCTGGGGATTATCGAGCCATTGGCTGAACGGGTGCGTGTCGGTGCTGGCCGAGGTCGAAATAATCAGCGCCTTGCCGCCGCGCTTGCCCAAGCCCGACAGCAGCGCGTGTTCCAGATCGTCGCCCCGGTCCAACGGCCAGTGCCCGCGCTCGTCCATAAGCACCAGCGTCGGCGCAGAACCCAGCGCGGTCTTACCGTCTGCCGAAATCGCACGAAGCATGTGGGGGCCGGTTTCGTCCCGCACCTCCAATTCAAGCCGGGGCGAACGGCGGATAATGACCTTGGCCTGAATTGCCTCGGGCAATGTCTGCAAAAACCCCACAGCGAAGTTCCAAGCAATTTGTGCCTGATCGCGCGTCCGCGCTGCCAGCAGGATTTCGCGCCTGGGCTGGTCGTCCCACACACCGAGCAGGGCACCCAGCGCAAGGCCGCCTGACAGGGCCGTTTTCGCATTGCCTCGCCCGATGCTAAGAATGGCGACGTTATTGGCCGGGTCCAAAGCGCCTTCAACGAATTGACGCTGGAATGGCGCAAGGCGCATCGGGTCGCCAGCCTTAGGCCCCTCGGGAATACGCAAACTTTCAAGGAATACTATGGCGCGCTCGGCCGCCGTGCCGGTTGGTAGGGTAAAGGTGTTACCACAATGGGGCCGTAGGGGCGCTGGGGTGGGGCCTACACCCCCGGTAACCCCAATACCTACCCCAACCACACCCCCAACACCAACACCCCCCACAGGGGTAAAAAACGAGGGTGGTGGGGGTGGGGCAATAACCGCCCTTTTATTCGTCTTCACCGGCTCGCCCTCCATTGAGGGAACGCGCGAAAAGAAAACCCCCCACTACGTGGGCAACCCCCCAACCCCTCAGGGGTCATTGGGACCAAATATCGGTCGCAATGACGAACCGATTTTGAATTGTTGATTGAGATGTGATTAATTGTCATGGCATTACGCCCGTGCGGTGGTTCACATTATAAAATAACCACCATTATTTAATTCTCAAGGTGCTTTATGTTATCTCGTAAATAAAAACTGTTATTAAATATTTGATCTATGTAACGCTTACCGTTGTAACGGGGGCCGTTGCGTTACGCGTTACACCCCTATGGGGTATGTAACGCGTGTAACGCGTTACACATGGCAAATGTAACGCTATGTAACGCATGTAACGCTCTTCCCAAACCATACTAAACCGTGCCAACCTTTCTTGCTGCTTTCATGATAGTTAAACGGGAAGTAAGGGTAGGCATTATCTGATAGCTGTCTCCGCATTTGTTTATTGATCCACTATCCATAAGCGATTTGCAGACGCGATTGAATGCCTGCCTTTTAGCATTGGGCGTCTTATCACCCATCCCATCATAAAAGCGTTGTCGCCACACCTCTGTGGGAATGAGGGTGTTATCGCCGGGATGCTGCATTTCGACCAGGACAGCCATGAGTGTATCCAAGCCCATGCGCTGCTGTTCACTCACTCCTGCTACCGGGGCATCACCCTCGACCAGCACCGCACTCTTACCTGTGGGCTGCAACTGCATGTGCAGGGCATCGGGCGGTTGGTCGTCTTTCATCTTGGTGTTGGCGAGGACCAATCCCGCAGGTGACGCATCAAGGCGGTATTCTGTATCCACCGCACCCTTGAGCGCCATTGCACCCCGTGCCCGCTGCTTTTCGGCATGGCCTGAATGATGCACGATCAGCACCGTGCAATCCGGGTATGCCGCCTTCAACTGGTCCACGGCAGCTATAAATGCTGTCATGTCCTTGGTGCTGTTCTCGTCGCCCCCGCCGAAATTCCGCGCCAACGTGTCGAACACGATTAACGCTGGCGGCTGCGGCAGGGCGGCAATAGCGGCCTTTACCTCGGCAACTGCGCCAAGCATGTCGGCAGGGCCGTGTGACAGGTAAACTGGCGCGGTCAGTGTATCTTCCCCGTGGTGCTGCCCCCATGCCTCGCGGCGGCGGCCAAACCCCCGGTGCCCTTCGCCAGCCACATAAACCACGGTGCCTTGCTTGACTGCTCGCCCCATGAACTCCGTGCCGGTTGCCACGCAATAGGCCCAATCGATGGCGAGGAACGACTTGCCGACGCCGGGGTCGCCGAACAGCAACCCCAAGGCTCCCACCTCGATGAACCCGTCAATCAACCACACAGGGTCGGTTGCCTCCCACTCCCCCGCTAAGCGTAGTTGGAAGGCTGGACGCCCCACCTGTGGGGCTGGGCTGTCCAGCTTGCCCCATGCTCGCTCCAATTCGCGCCGCAGGTAGTCGCGCCCGCTTCCGAGGTATTTGTCGGCACCATAGGTAAAAGGGTCTGTGCGCAAGGCTGACTCGGCTGCGTCGATGCTAAGCCCGGCATCCTTCAACTTGCCGACTGCGCCGTAGAAGTGTTCTGAGCGGTCAGGGATGGGCTTACCGCCCGCCGTCAAGGTAGCACGGTCAAACGGCTCGGCTGAGACGCGCTGGGCGCTAGCTACCCACACCGGGGCGGTGGCTAGATAGCGTCCTTCCACGGTAGTGTATGGCTTCCCATTCACCACCGAAGGGGCCAGCAGGATGTATCCGTCCCACTTCACGTCAACGCCCTGGCACAGCTTGCCAGCATAGGTCGCATTAGGATCGGCGCGGAAGATGTAATGCCGCCCACCCTGGGGCGAATCCTGGACCCATGTCTGCGGGATTTCTTTACCCTCAATGAACGGCTCCCATTGGCAGTCCGGCTTGTAAAGGTCAGGATCGACAGCGACCAACCCGGACGGCTTCAAGTAAAGCCCGATATTGGCGTATGGCGCATGAGTCCACCACTGCCGGATTTTCTCCAAGTCGGTAGTTGCATCCAATTGCCCGTTTGGTGTCATAGGACGTTTTTCATTCGGAACGCATGGAAAAACGTGTAAGCCGAGCTTTGCGTAACTAATCGCAGCCTGCCCGTTTGTCGAAAGACCTATGGTCATATCGTTCATTTGGTGGCTCTATTTGTAAGTGGCCGTATTTGCCCGCTAGGGTAGGCTAACGGCTGGCGGGTGTAGGAGTGGCGGTATGGTGGCTGGCGGGCCGCTTGGGCGGCCCCGCACGTGTGGGGCGGGCTATTGGAGGCTGCGCAGATAAACCATCCTCACCGATTTTCGCACGATCAGGTCAGCCAGTGTATAGGGAGATGGCAGTAAACCGCGCTGGATGCACAGTTCATCTTGGCGTTCCCACATAACGGCGAGAACCAAATCATCGTCCATGTCGAAGCCACTGTCCCACATCCCAGCGGGGTCCGTCAGATACCGAGTCAAGAAACACCGAGGCCCGATCTGCAATACCAATGCCCAAATTTCTCCGACGCGCTCCTGGCGATCAAACAGGGCGTCTTCTTCCATGAACGACTGCCGGAGGTATAGGATACGATCAGGGTTATCCGCGAAGAAGTCGCGGGTATCCTGATGAACTGCTTCGAGGTTCTGGAACGCCCATTGATTTTTATCAGAATCGCTCATGCTGCCGACTCCCGCGAGGCTTCCCAGGCCTCAACGTCATCCAACTTCCAGCGCACGACCTGCGGACCCAGCTTTACCGGCTTGGGGAAGCCCTTGATGCAATAAGGGCCGTCACCCGACCAGACCCAGATAGTCTGAATCGACACCCCGAATCTGATCGCAAGATCCTTAACGGATAGATATTTCATTGTTGGCTCCTACGGTTTTATTTACCTAGGGCCATTGTTACGGGTTTATTTGGGTTAATTAACCTTTACTACTTGCAAGTTGCTAAGGTTACTGATTTTCTTGTATAGTTTGTTGATGTGCTGTGCGCGCCTGCTTGTATGACCGCACCCAGCCTTCTAAAGTTTTCTCGTTCAAGGCCGGGTTTTCAGCCAGCACGATTGCTATCGCTTTATATTCCGTCATACTTGGCTCGGAAGCCAGCAGCATCACACGCGCTGCATACGGCCAACCATCGCGCGCTTGCGTCTTGCGTGATACTTTCTGTGGATTGATTAGCTGTTCCGCTATCAGGTCGCGCACCTTTGGGTCCATGATGCTTGGATCGCCCGCGCGGATGGCCTTCGCTAGCTTGCGAAAGTCACCATACAGCAGCGCGTCGTTGTAAGGTTCCCAAAATAGAAATTCTGCCATCACACCGCCCCTAAGAATTTGGCCCATTCGGCCATCATCGCTCTGCGGCGCTCAACCATGTCGCTGCGCCGGTAAGCCCGTTCAACGTCGCTGCCCGTATTGTGGGCCAAGGCGATCTCGGCCATGTCGCGTGGCTGGCCCGTCTCGGCAGCCCAATCGCGAAACGTGCTGCGCAGGCCATGCGGCACGGCTGGGCGACCATTACGGGAGTCCAGCCACCCCTTGCGTTCGGCCTCAACCTCGGCCTCGTGCATCCGCTTCATGGTGGCCGATAGCGTCATGTCGGAAAGCTGACCGCCCCGTGCCGCAGGGAACACAAGCGGGTTGCCCTCGAATCGGGGTAGCGCCTCAAGCAGCTTGACGGCGGCGGCGGGCAGCGGCACGCGATGCTCCCGCTCCATTTTCATCCGTGCAGCCGGGATGACCCACAAGCCCGCTTTAAGGTCGATCTCGTCCCAGGTAGCACCTCGGACCTCACCAGACCGTGCCGCCGTAAGCGCGAGGAACTCCAAGGCTCGGCTACCCATGCCCTCCCGCTTGCGAAGGTCCGCGAACCAAGCCGGTGCGTCAGCTAGTGCCAGGGCGGGCTGATTGCTGCCCTTGGCTACCTTGGACGGGACAGGTAGCAGCTCTTTCAGGTTGCCACCCCAGCGGGCCGGGTTGTCGCCCGTGCGGTGCCCCGCCACGGTGGCCCACGACAGCACAGCTTCCATCCGGGCGCGAACGCGCGTTGCCGTGTCCGTCTTGCTCGTCCAGATGGGTTCAAGGACACGAAGCACGTCCTGCACGGCAATGTCTTGCACCAGCATGTCGCCAACGTGTGGCCGGGCATAGCGTTCAAGCGAGGACACCCAGCGGTCCCTATCGCCGACATTCGTCAGCTTGGCTTCCGCGTATTTCCCGATAGCATCCCCAAAGGTCAGCCCCCGTCTGTGGGCCGCTATTAGGGCAGCCCGCGCCGCCTTGCGTTCCTCCACAGGGTCCACACCCTGCCGTATCTTGTCTTTGGCCTCACGCGCGCGTTCACGCGCCATAGCCAAGCTCACCTCGGGATAACCGCCCAGCCCTATGTCGCGGGACTTGAGTCCTACCTTGGTTCGCAGCACCCATGTCCTACCACCTGTAGGCAGCAGTTGCATATAGAGGCCCGACACGCCGCCGACAGCGGTCATGTCGCTGCCACGGCCCCCGCTATGCTTGAGCCGCTTGACCTCTATGGCAGACAGTTCTTTGGCAAGCCTCGGCAT